CATGGAGTGACGGCGTATTTAATCAATAGGTAAACCTTCACATGGATCAGCAGCTAAACGTCCCATATTTTCAAAGAACTCGTGGCAAATCTTTGTCAGAGTTCATTGATGATGCGGATTATCAACGTGACTTGGTTGATTTCTTTAGAAGCAGCCGTTACAACTATTCTCTTGACAAGATCAAGAGCATGAAGCCTGCTGATCTTGCAGAAGAGTTCTATAAGCATATGCGCTACCAGAGCGTCAATGAGGCTACAGCCCTTCGTGATCTTCAGTTTGCAACACAAGATGCAATGAATGACCCTGAAGTGCAGCGTGGCAAAGACGCCTTTGGTCGTCTTATGATTGCATGGGATGAGTCTGAAGGTGAAGAACTTGGTGCAGGTGTAGTAGGCGACTACTTCATGGGCACACTTACGTCACCTTCTACTGTAGCCTCTGTGCTTACTGCAGGCGTAGGCTCTGTTCCTGCTAAGGTATCAGCACAAGCGGCTAAGGTAGGCGCAAACATTGCTATGCGAGAGGCCCTGAAAGCAGGACTGCGTAGGCAGACTGTTGCTCGTGCTGCCGCTGTTGGTGCCATGCGTGGTGCTGCCGTAGAAGGCGTTCTCGGTGGCGCTATGGAGTATACCAATCAGCGTACACGGCAAGAGGCAGTTGAAGACTACGACATAGATACGGCTGAGGTTGCCATTGCTGGTGGCGCTAGTGCTCTCGTTGGTGGTGTTCTAGGTGGCGTTGCTCGTGGAGCATTGCAGGCTCGTAACCAAAACAAAGGTGCTCAGCTTATTGAACAAGTCTACACTGAGACTATGCGTAGGCAGGCTGCATCTCAGGCTAGTGTATCTGCTGCAATCAGTAATGCTCAGAATGATGAAGCCCTTGAGACATCGCTGCAGAATGTTGTAGACTATGCTGCCATGCTTGCTGAGGCTACTACAGGCAAACGCTACGATCCTCGTGATCCTCTCAACAAAGATATGGTTGCTCTTGGTGAACGTGTCAAGAAGGCTGTGCTTGAAGGATACACCCAAGATGATCTGCCTGAGTTTATGAATCTCGGCATTGCACCTGATCATCTGCAGAAGATTGCTGCAGCATCCGTTGAACTCGTCAACCGTCTTGGCATCACTCCTGAAGACCTGAAGACGACACGTATTACGCAGCTTATTGCTGATCGTGATGATGGAGCCACCATTCTGAAGGATGTGAAGGAACGTCTTGGCCTCACATCTAACGAAATCTCTGGCGTCTTTGTGGCAGAGTTCTCTCGTGCAGGTAAGACAATGCAGTTTGCCTCACAGATGGCTAAGGCTGTCAAAGGAACATCTACTGAAAAGAAGCTGAAACTTGAGGCTGCCAAGACTGAGTATGAGCAGTCGCTGCTTGCTATTCGTCATCTCTTCAACCGCAATCTTGCTACAGTGAACGATGCACAGCTTCGTAAACTTGCTATGCGTGGTGCTAGCACAAACAACGTTTTGTATCGTCTTGCCAATGACGTTGACAAGTTTGGTGTTGCCCTTCTTACGACGCAGCCTGCAACTACTGCTGCTAACATTGCCTTCAGCACAGGTCGTGTTGGCATTGACGCCATTGACACGATCTTCAAGAACGTCATCAACGACACCATGAAGCTGAAGTGGAGCAATCCTTTCCGTGGCTCTACTGACATGCTGCGCTACATGGTTGCAGACAGGGAAGTTGCTGATGTAACTCGACTGATGTTTACTGGCACAGATCAGGCTAATAGGCTGTTCCGTGATGCCTCTCGTGCTGAGATGGATAACATGTCCAGCAGCCTTTTGGCTCGTGTTGGCACACACATGAACATCCTTAACCAGATGTCAGATAATGCTTTCAAGAACGCCATGTTCACTGCAAGCATCAGCCGCTCTCTGCGTGAACTGAATGATCCTACGGTTGGTGTCAATATTGAAGACTTCATCAACAAGGGCGGTCTGTATAGCGATCTTCCTGATGATGTCATCAAACGTGCAGTTGATGATTCTCTTCGCTTTACGTTTCAGCAAGGCTACGAAGAGCGTGATACTCTTTTTGCTAAGGCAGCCAATCGTGTCATCAGGACGCACCAAGAAGTTCCCTTCTTCGTGTCATCTGTTCTCGGCGTCCCATTCCCTCGCTACATTGCTAATCATCTTGAGTTCTTCCACGACTACATGCCGGGAGTAGGGGCTATCACTATTAGCCGCGAACTCATTACAGGACAGCGTGTAGAAGGCAAAGATATTGCTACACGTTTGGCTAGGCAGATGAGCGGTCTTGGTATCTTCTCTGCCATCTATGGCCTTCGTGCTATGCAAGGCCCAGAAACAGATATCGGCTTCCTTGTTGATGAGCAGGGTAACACGCTAGATACAAACCGTGTTCTTGGCCCTCTGGTGCCAATGTATGAGTTTGCTGACATCCTTTACAGACATAACAATGGTATGCCTGTTGGTGGCCTTAGTTACAACCTTGCTGCCATTGAAGAGTCGCTACTTGGCACAGGCTTTGCCTTTGAAGGCTCTGGCTTTATGACTAGCTTCGGCAGCCTGTCTGCAGCATATGAAGCAGGCGTTGCAGAAGAAGAGATCGCCAAGCGTGTCGCTGATGTTGCGGCTCGGTTTACGTATCCTGCTGCAGCATTCCGTGACATCATGGGTCAAGTTGAGGCTCGTGCTGCTATCAAGCCCTATACTAAGTCTACCGCTGGTGACACGGTTAACTTCCTTGATGTGATCGAAGTTACCACAGAACCTGCTCAACGCTTTGGCCGCTTTGTGGCTGACGTTCCTATAGCGCAGTGGTTTGAAAGTGTTGATGGACGCTACGATCTTCCTCTGTACACTCCGTTTAACAATCGGCCTGTGCAAGAGATCAACCCCATGATGAAGCAGCTTACAGGCATCCGCACTAACGTGCCACTGTCTGCTGTTCAACGTGAGTTTGCACGTCTTCGTATTCCTGAATACACCATGTATCGCACAAGTCGTGTGCCTAATCCGTCACTAGACTACGCTGTTCGTGTCAACCTTGCACGAGAGGACTTGTATAACCTTCCGGGTAAACTTGAAGAGTTCATCAACTCTGATTTGTATCAAAGCCTATCTGACAAGCAGAAAGAGGTGGCACTTAAGGCGCAAGTATCAGGCCACATCACCACTGTGTCTGATAATGTCAAGGTTTGGTTTAACCAGCTTGTCCATGAGAAGCCTAACCTTGCACTCGGCTATCTTCGTAACGACATGCTTATCAAAGGTCGCCAGATCAGGCGCAAGTATGGTGAAGATGAAGTCAATAGTTATGTGCAGCTTATGCTGAATGCTCCGAGCGCAGATGAGTATCTTGAAGCTGCTGGCACTAATGTTGCTGAGAGGGCTAAACGTATGCAAGAGCTTATGTTTGCCTTTGATGAAATGGACAAGACGTATACTAACATAGGCCGCATACAGTAACACAACATACATCAATAAAAAGAGGGGCTGCATTTCTGCGGCCCCTTTTATTTTTACTTCAGCCCATGTGTCTCTGCTGATTTCTTTACCCACATGTAGGCTTCAGCTATTTTAGTCATGGCGTGTTCACGCTCTTTTGTATCATGCAGATGCTTCAGTATTCGATCTTCGACTCTAGCGATATCGTCTATGATGTTACTGAAGAACTGTTTGTGTTTAGCATATCTGAATTGCTCTGCCTCATCCTCTAGCTTCATGGTGCTGATCCTTCAGTGCCTGCTGATTGTTGAAGTAAGCAGCGTTAAATCCACGCTCCCACTCCTTGTATTCAAAGGTATCCTTCTTGTACGGATTAGTGAAGTCTCCGTAGCTAAACGCAACATAGCCTTTGTCATACGCTCTCATGTTACAGCCCTTCCTCCATGAAGGCGATTACCCATGCTTTACAGATGTCACTGCGAACAATGTCATCTACAGTGAACTCGATTACAGGCACATCCATGTGATACTTCTTAGCCAAGTGCATGATCTTGCTTAGTCCACTCTGCTCCTTGATGTCACTCTGCCGAATGTCACCATTGAGGATGATCTTACAGTTTTCCCCAATGCGTGTCAACAGCATTTTCATTTCATGGATAGTTACATTTTGGCTCTCGTCTACAATTACAAAGGCATCACGGAAGCTGCGCCCACGCATAGTTGCAAGAGGTGCCATTTCAATGTTTCCATTCTTCACTCCTGTCTCCACTACAGCCTTGCCTAACTGCTTCTCAAGCACCTCAAACACAGGCAGCACCCACGGAGCATACTTCTCTTCCAGTGAACCCGGAAGATAGCCTAAGTCTTTGCCTACACTAACATTAGGACGAGTGACAACGATCCTGTCTATCTCCCTCTTGGCGTAGGCATTGGCTGCAGCAGTGGCCGCTATGAATGTCTTACCAGTCCCGCTGGGGCCTAAGACGATGACTTGCTGGCTGCTCTTGATTGCATCAATGTAGAGCCTCTGGTTCTCCGTCATAGGCAGCAGAGGGACGATACTAGCCGCCGCCTCTACTTCTGAGTTCTTGTACTTGCTCTTGCGTCGTGTAGGCTTAACTACTTCCTCAATCATCGTCCTTGCCCACGATACAGCTTCCTTGTGTCGTGTTTGTTTGTGCTAGATCGTTTGTGACTAGCCTTGAACGATGCTTGTGTAGTCTTCTTGTGCTTAGGCGTAGGCTTCCACGTAATTGTACCGATTGCTTTACTCATTCTATCTTATCCTGTAGCTCATATATACGCATGTTGTAGCAGTCTGCTTTCACAGTGTAGTTGTTAGTTGGATCGACATCTCCTTTCTTTAGCAGTCGTGCTTTCTGGAAGTATAGCTCCTTAGGATACACTCCTAAGAACCACCCATATGAAAATCCTTCCAGCACTCGTACAAAAGCATAGTAGTCACACTGTTGTTTAACATTGAAGGCTGCAACGCTGCACTCATAGTAACTCTTAGGCACAGCAGTTGTGCGCTTAGATTTTACATCTACTGTCTTGCCATTGTCAAGAACAAGATCGTAGTCGTATGTGTTTACTAGAGTGCCGCCAAGCACTAGCTGAGCAATCTCTTCCCCAACAAAGCCAGCCAAGTTGCCTTGACCTTTAGTGATGCTGTTGTTGAGTTCGCCCATTGCTTCAGCTTTGTGCTTGGCGCGAAGCAGCATGTCATCCGTTATCTTGACAGACTGCACTAGTTTTCCTTTCAGGTTAGGTCAACGATTTCACAAACGCCGCTGCTACATGCAAAGGTGTTCGTGCCTTTTGATGTGTCCTCTTTCTCGTAGTCTGAGAGTTTAGACCAATCAATGCTGTCAGGCATCACAGAAAGCAGCGTCTCATAGTCATGCTTCGTGCATTCCTGATAGGGTGCCTGCTGGTAGGTGTGATCCGAGTGCGGCAGGAAGCTGATGCCAGAGACTTCATCAAAGTGTGTATAGACCCATGCACCAACTTCCATCCACTCGTGGTCACGAACAGTCACAGTGATAGACGGCTTGTGTTCACACCAGTACCGCTGATACGTAAGCCACAACTCAAGCTGCTCGATGGCAGTCATATCGTTGCGTGTCACAGCACCTTCAGGCGACTTCATGGGGAAGCTGAATACAGTGGTGCTATCAGGCTTCATCACACAAGGCGCAGCAGGGATGCCTTGATCTTTCATAAACTGCGTCAGGGGGTCTTTATTGTCACCTCGTACAGTACGAATATAGTAAGCAGAGTGACGAGCATGGATGCCGCTAGCAGAGTCAACAAGCTGAGAAACTGTGCCGGAAGGCTTAACACAAGTGATAGCAGCAGAAGGATTGATGCCAAGATGTTTAGCCCACTCACGATTAGTAGCAACTGCGACATTGTTGAGGTGCTCCAGTGTATTGCTGAGGTTTCCTTTTTTGCCATTCGTCAGGGCATTGTCCATGATGCCTGTGAGTGACACACCAAGCAGACGCTCTTCCTCTGTATTCTTCTGCCAAATCTTACGCAGATAAGGGAAGTTTGTCAAGGTCGATTGAACAGTTCCGATGATAGCCGCAAGGCGAACCTTACGTGTCAGCGTCTCAAGGGTATCCGTTTCCCGCACAACAACTTCAGTGAGGTTGCAGAACTGGTAGGGACGAAGGATAATCTCACTACACGGATTGGTGCCAAAGTCATACGACGCATCTCTGCGACCATTCTTTGCGGCCTGCTTCTGTGATGCCAAGCGACTAAAGATGCCACGCTCTCCACTCTTGCTTTCAACGAGAGACAGCCATTCACGCATGAAGGTTTCCATGTCAGGCTTCTCCGTGTATGCCACAGAGTTGTTAGCCAAAGCCCGCTGAGGATTGTTCTCCCACCACATGCCGCTCTTGGCATGACGCATACGGTCATCACTGAGGTTGCTGAGACTGATCATGGCAGAACGACGGACGCCACCAACAACAACCACATCACCAATCTTGCACATGATGTCGTGGCATTCGATACTGCTAAGTTTGCGGCCTTGTGCTGCCTTGAACTTGTCAATCACAAAGCGGAAGAGGTCTTCAAGCGGCCCCGGACCAGAAGCCCTGCCACCAAACGTCTTCAGCCTTGCTCCTGCAGGGCGAATCTTAGATGTATCCCATGTAGGAATCTCTCCTGCATAAAGCATCGCAATCAGCTTACGCAGAGCCTTAGCCCAGCCTTCCTTGCTGTCATGGACACTGATGATGTCTTCACTGACAAACAGCTTCTCAGGCACCTCAGGCAGTTTGTTGACATATTGACGCTCGACAGAGAAGCCTACACCCGTGCCACAAAGCAGGATGAACATAGCTTCATCAAAGGCTTTAGGATCGTCTACAGGAAGGTAGCTGCAGTTGTAGCCTGCCGTGTTGTCACGATCAAGTGCAGGACCAGCCGTCATCACAGCCCGCATTGAAGGCATCACCTCAAGGTTGAGGATCGCCTCTTCAATTTCTTTGATGACAGAATTATCGCTGATTTTGTTACCAACGACATTTGATGTGAATCGGCTAACAGTTTCAGCCCATGTTTCACGACGCTTCTCAGCCTCGATCCAACGGGCATAACGAGATGTTGCAATAAAGTTTTGGTAATCCGTAGGTAGGTAGTTGTTCATTTCTTCCTCACGCTTATAGTTTCAACAGTCACATCATCCACATCATACAGCAAGTCTTGGAACAACTCCTTGATGTCCTCTTCGTGCTGCTGTGGGGTAGTGGAGAGAATGTTTCCATCCTCATCCACCTTCAGTTCAATCCGTATCGTAAACCTCATGCTGCATCCTCAACGAGGTCACTCAGATCAGGCGGCGCGTAGTTAGGCCCCTTCATCACTTTACCGTCTTCACGTTTGATAGGCTTACCATCCAGCCCCAGCTTAGACATGTTGCTTTTGTGGACACGGACGAAGGCTTCATAGACTACCATAGGCGGAAACAGTGTGACAGCCTTTTGGAAGATTTTCATGTTAGCCTGAAGGTATTCCGTGATTTCTTTGGCTTCCTCTTCAGGGATCAGATCAGCCTGCACTGCAGTTTCAATGAAGGTGTTGAACGGGCCATACACGTACAGAACATCGCACAACTCCTTGAGAGTATTAGCTTTGTCGTCTTTGTCCATAGCCTCTTTCAGTTCAGCTAGTTCTTCCTTCACGAGTTTATACCAGAGGCGAGCATCAAGGGATGCACCAAAGGCTTTGATAAACTCTTGCAGCATGGGGCCGAGATTCATAGTGTCAGTCATTGTTCTTCTCCAGAGTTGTGATTGCTTTGTTGAGGTAGTAGTTGGCTTTCTTCAAGTCTTCCGCAGGCTTGCCTTTATACTTGTGCCTGTGGATGTATTTGATTGTGTTACCGAGACAGTAGGCACGGAAGCCTTCATCGCCTAGTGTCTGCTTGATGTAGTCGATACACTCGATGCTGCCAAAGTTGTAGTGGGCAGGCTTGTTTACAGGATCGTGGTCGCTCATGCTGAGCCTCTCGTCTTAGTGAACATGTGTAGTTTAATGACCTTCTTTTCGTCATCCACATATTCATAGGATACTTCGTCTTCGTCTTCAAACAATTCGCTCATGTGGTTGCCGTCGCCGTTCTTCTCACGAAGTTCCTTCAACCTATATTTAAGCATGTCGTAGAAGTCTGTCTCCTCATTCATCATCACAAAGGCGGTAGACAACATAGCCATAGTGAGGATAGTCATGGCTCGCCATTCTTCAGGGTGATCATTCTCTGGCACATACATGCCGATAGCCATGTGCAAGTCACCATCGTCATCTTCGTAGGGCCGAAAGATCAGGCCATACTCGTAGTCATCAAACTCGTAACTCATTGCTTATCCTTCACTTTGATGCGATCAAGTTTCAGTGGCTTACCACGTTCCTTCAGCCATGTCAACGGAATAATTCTGTGTGCCCACAAGAAGCCGTTCTTCTCACACCACTCCTCATAGGTCGTCTTGCTGCCCTTGTACAGCTTAGCCTTACTGTTGCTGAACACGAAGCGTATGTCAAGATGAGGGTGTTGCTTCTTCACTTCAAGGTGCTTGTGCCTGTCGTCAGCATCAAACTTACCCTTAGTCTCTATGATGATGCCGTTGTCTAGCACAAAGTCAGGCGTGTATACACGATACCTGAAGTCTGCCCACTCGATCTTCAGCTTCTCATAGCGAACCTCTATCTGATTCTCAGAAAGAAAAGCAGCGACCTGATCTTCCAAGCCGCTGCGATAAGTTCGTTTATTGTGCCTTCTTGTCGTTTTACTTGGCATACCCCTTAGCTTTCTCTTCGTAGTCAGGTGAAATGAATACGTAGTCTGTGGGTGCAGGGTCTTTGGTGTTAGCCTTAGTCACCAGCTTAGGCAGCGTCTGCAACTCAGGCCAGCATGTCTTCTTGTAGCTGCAGAAGGTGCAAGCATCAGGCAGCACCATGTTGCCAGTAGGCTTGCCGTAGAAGGTTTCAGGCTCTGCGTCATACTCTCGCCTAAAGGCTTCGTCGTTGTTGATGTAGCGAACAGTGTAGGCGATGTCTTCAAGAATGGCATCAACGTCTACCTCTTCTGCTGCCACATACTTGAATGCACCATCGCTCTTGTTGATGACCCACCACCCTCCTACAGCTACACCTTTGGCTGCAGCGTAGCCTACAAGCTGAGACACATAGCCGAATGTATCAGCGTCAGCCAGAGTGTTGAAGCTCTCGAACTTGTTCTTGTAGGACCACGGAGATGCAGACTTGATATCATCAATCCTGCCATCAAGATAGAGGTCGTATGCACCTCTGACTTCTGTGCCTTCGATCTTCAGCACAACAGTCTCAGTGTCACCGAATGCAACATTGGCTGCCCTCAGTAGCCCCTTGAACACAGCTTCAGTGATGTCACCGATGATCATCTGCATCAGGAAGAAGGGCTGCATGGGTTCTGCAGCTTCCGGCTTGTTCTTGTCAAACCATAGCTGACACCTTGCTCTGCCAATGTTAGACATACGCAGAGTAAAGTTCTTGCCCCTCTCTTTGGATGTAAGTTGACGCTCTAGTGCAGCCTTCACATCCGCAGCAACGTGGTCGAGGATGTCATCGCTGACTTCTCCCCGACCCGCTGCCACGTCCTGCAGAAGCATGTGGATTGCTACTTCAGCAGGATGTTGCATTATGCTGCCTCTTCTTCCAGAGTGTCTCCAGTGATGTCAATGAAGTTTTCGATGAAGGCTTTGTCATCATCTGACATGTCTTTGCTGTGGGAACGGCTCCACATGTTGAGGATGCCTTTGTTCTTCTCCTCAACGTATTCCACAAAGTCACGCATGAGTTGCTGATCGCCTTCATGCAGTTGCACAGCCTCAAGCGGCTTCATAACTACAAAATAGTTATTTTCGCCATTGGGCAGCGGCTCAGAGTTAGCAGAGAACTCAGCCAGATACTGAATAGGTAGGCGGTTATTCTTCATAATAACCTTGATGCCATCTTCGATAGCCTTGACGCTGTAGCGGTTCTTCACATTCATCAGGAAGGGCAGCCACTCGTCATCCATCTCTACAGGAGTGCCATTGGCATCAGTAGGATTGTTCAGCTTCACTAGACCAAAGACTGCCATGACACGCTTCGTGTTCTTCACGATGTCTTGCAGCTTGCCAGTCAACGACTTGTAGTCCTTGATGTAGCCTCCCGGCCTGCCGCAGTTGAAGCCGCCATAGTTGTCCTTCAGATCACCATTGTTGAGGCTGGTAGCCATAGTGGTCACGAACATGCGGCCCTGCTTGTCATCTACTGCAACAGGAAACTTCTCATACCGCTGCCAGAAGAAACGCTGCATGAAGATACGAACAGTGATGGTGTCACTGAAGTATTGCTTGCCGTCTGCAGTCTCATATTTGTAGTAGCCACCGGGAATAGTCTCGACCGTCATCTTGCGGCCTTTGACTTCCATCTCACCTTTGAGCGCCTTATAGAGTTGAGACAGTTGCGGCAGCGTAGCGTAAGAGGAGTTGGAGATATCCCCAAAACCCATAGCTGCAGCAAGGTCCATCCCCATGTCGCCAAAGGCATCATTAAGTGTAGCAATCTCTGTGCTCATGTTTTACCCCTTTCGAGTCAAAGAGCATACGTTATACCACATTATAGTGGCAGTGTCAAGGTACATCTTTAGTCTCTAGCCAGTTAGGCCCTATCTTAGCTTCCAGCTTCATTGGCACGTTGATAGTCACGCCATAGGCTTTCTCTACCAGTTGCACAAGGTCTTTGTCAACTGCTTTGATGATGCCTACGACAGCATCTTCTTCATCAGGATGCACATCAATCACAATGCTGTCATGCACTGTGTTGACGATGCAGCTACGATAGTCAAACAGCCTACGCTCAATCTCCATCAAGATGACAGGCACAACATCTGCTGTGGCAAAGCCCTGCACTGGATAGTTCTTGATGCGAGTGAAGTCTGTGACACTACCATTCTTGCGTCTCACTACATCAGGGAAAGCATATTGCCTGCCACTTGGTGTCGTGATCTTGTAGAAGCGTAGGGCTTCGTTGCCTAAGTTGGTATGCCACTTGGCGATGCCTTCATACTTCTCGATGAAGTGATGATAGTATGCCGCCTCTGCTGCAGTCCTGCCGTGACCTGTGGCACCATAGAGAGGTGCAAAGGTGTGAGCCTTAGCCTGCTGCCTTGTGGTAGGCTGCCCTGCTTCAGTGATAATCTTGGCAGTGTAGCTGTGAACGTCGAAGCCTGTGGCAACCTCTTGCATAGCTATAGCGTCTTGTGCCAAGAAGGCAGCAATACGAAACTCTAGCTGAGCAAAGTCAGCTTCCATGATCTTGCCACCTATCCATCGAGAGATGAAAGCCTTCTTGATGGGGAAGGTTCCGCCTCGTGGCATATTCTGCATGTTAGGGTTGCGACCAGAGAAGCGGCCTGTAGCTGTGATGCTTTGTGTCAGCGACACATGCAGCATCTGAGTGTCAGGCTTCATGTAGTTCTCAATGCCGCCCACAAAGGTGCTGAGGTAGTTCGTCACAGCACTCATGCGTAGCAGATCAGTGAGGAAGGCTTCAGCCTGCTTCATGTCGAGATGCTTGGCAATGTTAATCATGGCAGTCAAGTTTTCTTTACTTGTGCCAAAGCCGTTGGCTGTAACCCACTTCTTGTCAGGTGGCATGAACTTCAAGCCTGCAACTGTCTGCGTCTCACGAAGCAGATAGCCTTGTGCTGCACATTCATTGCACTTGGAAGGCTTAGCAAAAGGCTTGCCATCCTTCTTGATCTTCTGAATGAACCTCTTGCCGTGACATGCAGGACAGATCAAGGCTTCTGTCTTGAATGCAACACGGCTGTTCTTCATCACAGCCTGCTTGAACTCCTTGTCGTTACCTACATGATTGAAGATATCAACCCACTCCTTCTTGTTAAGAGGTGTGCGGCTGTAGATCACAGTAGATAGCTGCTCTGGTGAATTGAGGTTGATCTGAGTGTCGCCCATGAGTTCACGAATGTGCTTGTACAAACGCTCTTCAATCTCGGCCAACTCCTGCTCATACTCCTGCTTAACCTTAGCAAGAACATCAACATCAATCTTCACACCATTGCAATACATGCGTGTCAGCGTCTGGCAGACATCCATAGTGACATACACTACACGAGACAGAGACGCAGACTCAGGCTTAGCGAAGTCTCGCATCTGATCTTTATATAGCAGTCGTGTCACATTAAGGTCATGTTCCAGATACTCCGTGAGTTCAGCAAGAGGGATGTCACGTGTGGTGTAGCCCTTCTTGAAATACTCTTTCAGCGTATCCTGCTTCTGCACTGATAGCTGCCTGCGCTGGGCACAAGCATCAAGGCTCAGCGGCTGAGTGATGCCACGATTGATGATGTATTCACCAAGCATGGTGTCATAGATAGGCCCATCGTAGATGAAGCCTGACTCCTTGATCCACATCAGATCATGCTGAGCATTGTGCATGATGAGTAGCGTAGTCTTCGACAGCCGCTCTTGTATCAGCATACGAGACACTGAAGGCTCAGCCTCAAGCGGAACCTCAGCATGATCGAACACAGCGCAGATCATGTCGTCTGTGTCAACACTACGCATACCAATCATGGTAAGCGTGTTGCCGCTCTCGAAAGGATCAAGGTGCAGCTTGTCGTTGCGTGTCGTTGTCGTGTTCTCTACGTCCAATACGTAGTGCATAGTTCATACCCTCTTGCCATATAGCCTTGATCATAAGGTAGTCGTAGTCTGTGTCAAGACCATACTGCCTCAGCAGGAAGAAGGTGTGATACTCTTGCAACCATTGGTCAAATGGATCAGGCACGATAGACACTCCTCTTGCCATCCAGTTCACAATGAATGACTCCATGCCAGCCACTCAGCTTGTTCTTGGCGATGGTGATATGCCGCTGATTGTCTTCTTCCTCTTGTCCTTCAACAATAGGATTACGACTGATGAGCAGCATCAGGTCAGCCTCAGCAGCCTTACCCGTCTTGCTGCCTTCCATCATGGACATGTCTACCACAACCTTGTTCTGCGCCTCTGCGCTAAGCTGAGACATCCAGAAGATAGCACAGCCATACTGCTTAGCGATGTTGCGAGCATGAATGGCTGCATCCTTCAAGTAGACATCAGACTTGTCACTGTTGCGGATAGCAAACTTGTCACCCATGTCCATCACAAGAATGTCAGGCTCATAGGCTTTCACAAGCATCTCGACATAGTTCATGTCCTTGCCTGTGCAATCTTTCAGCATGATATTGTCTGCTACTTTCTCATAACGTGATGCAGCCAATGCAGGGTTCTCTTTGACCTCTTCCATTGACATGTTAGCTGCAGCACACAGATACCTTGCACCAACACGATGTGCAGGCTCCTCATTGGCAAGCACGATGCACTTGGCTCCTTGTGATGCGAAGCCACCTTCTGCAGCAATGATTGAAGCATGTGCTGATGTCTTGCCCGTGTTAGGACGAGCAGCAATGAAGATCAACTGCCCATCGCTTACGCCTTCAATGCGCCTATGTAGAGACGGGATGTTGAACTTCCATTTAGCCTCAAGCCCATTCATCTCAAGAAGGTGCTTGATGCTCATATCTTCCCACTCAACCTTGAAGTTGGGCACGAAGTCGTCAGCGTAATAGTCAAGCATTCTACGCAAAGGCTCCATAGTAGAGGCGTTGCCATTGATGTAGTCGAAGCCTAGTGATGCAATCTCTTCGCCCACTACACCACGAAACAGCGTAGACATAACCTCATGTGCGATTTCTTTGTCTAGCGGCTCTTCTTGACTCAGCTTACGAAACAGCCCCTCATACACCAGCTTGTTGGCTGTAGTAAGCGTAGGATTACGAGCGAAGAATAGTGCCTCCAATTCAGAAGGACTGATGTCTCGCTCATACTGTTGCATGGCGTAGTCTAGCACTTGCTTGATCTTACGCACATCTTTAGAGAACAACTTATCAGGGCAGCGGATGCCCTTGTTGTCATCATAGAAGTCTTTATACTGCAGCGTCCGCAGCAGCGACAGTTCTTTGTTGCTCATTTTGTCTCCTCTACCATCTTCCAATACATCTTGTTCAGCGCCTCTTCAAGCAACAAAGCATTGCGGTATTCATTACCATGCCTCACTGTGTCAGTCTTGCAGTGGGATAGGCGAGATACCACAGTAGCCATAGCAGCCCTCGCCCACAGTAACTCTTCTATGTCAGCCTTTATCTGATGTCGAGTATTCATACATCTCATCCAGTGCTTCCATGAGTTGCTTATCTCGGTTAAGCTGCCTGCTATACAACTCTATAGCCTTGCCTACCTCATCGAGGTCAACCTTGTAGATGCCACAGAAGGTGATGACCATCAGGCCCTCTTTGATCAGCAGATTCCTGCCCTCTTCATCCATCTCAAGAGAGACAGTCATGCTGCCATCTTCATGCTCTTCTACACCGAGTAGCTCAATCTTGGTTGTCATAGTGATCCAACCCATCTACAAGGCTATGCCATGCGCCATCACGGACACGCATCATAAACTCTTCATAATCTTCGTGCATCATAAAGAACTTTAGGACACGCGCCATAGCTGCAAGATCAGCGGCAACATTGTCTGGCGTTTCATAGCGATCAGGGTCTTTGAGCATAGACTCAAACTGAGTCTTCAGTGCCCGCACAATGATGAAGTCTTCAACTTCCCAATAGGAGTCTGTGTCGAAGAACTCACGCACGAAATTGACAAACTTCTCAGCCTTCTGCTGCTTCTTCTTGAAGTATTCACGCACTTCTTCATTGATGCCATTCATGTCTACAGTCTCCGTTTCAGAGGGGGTTTCATTGTAGTCATTCATATTTTCCATCGCCTTCCCTTTCTGTCCACATACGCACATAGAAGTGCTCACCATATTCGTCGATCAGTTTCTGAGGATAGCCATTTGCTACCAGCCATGCCTTTGTGTCTTGCACATCTTTAGGCATTATCTTCGGGAACCCGTAGTGCCACCCGTATGGTGGATCAACTACAAGATTCATTTCATTAGTGCTTCCCAACTTATCGGCCATATCTTCCTCATCACATCACTGATCTGCTCAGCCACAAGCCGTGTCTCATACTGAGCATCAGGCTTCAGTCTAAGATTGCACATGTCTGCAAAGGCGTCAAGTGATCCACTCCAATACCATTCAGTCATGGTGCTTTGAGGCAACACCATTCGTGCTTGTTCTGGTGCTACACCCATTTCGATGAACTCCTTATAGATTTCCCGCATGAGTGACCAGTCGATTGTTTTGTATCCCTCAACAATCTCGTCACTGCTGCCCTGTTTCTTGTCGGCAGAAGCCTTTCGTAAGGTAGTAGGAGTGTAGAACTCAGGTTCATCGGAGACATAGCGCCTACTGATTTCATTCCATCGCAGAAACTTGTGCTTCACCAGTTGACGGGCAACAAAGATGGGTGCCTTCACATGGAAGGATGCAAAGCAGTGGCCGAATGGGCTGTAGTGTTCGTGCTTGGCTAGATAGTGGATCAGCTTTTGATCCTTATCATTCAACACTGCAACAAGATCGCCACTCGCTTTGCCAAGATCAATATACTGCCACTCAACAGGCTCACTCTCTTTGCCAAAGCTGACACGTGCTGCATTGACTACGTTAAGGTCACTGCCGCAGTGGTCGATGTATGTAGCCTTGATCATTCTACGGGCCTCTTGTTGATGAGAACACTTACCAAAATTTCCTCATCATATGGGATAAGTTTATAGACCCTGATCCCATCCGCCGCATATCCCTGTGAAACAAGTTCTTCTGCACGAGTGACCATATCTTCGTTACCATACTCAACGAAGTCTTCGTAGGCACCATCGTCTAAACGAGCGGTTACAACATACCTGTCTTCGTTCATTTCTTCCTCCTCACAGGCTTAGGCGGCAGCTTCAGTTCAATGTCATCGTCACCTTCGATGTAATCATCCATACGCAGCGTGTAGTTACGTCTACGTAGCTGCTCCTTGATTACCTCGACAGGCACACCCAATGTCCCAGCATTGTTGATGAGCCATCTGATGTAGTCTTCTTCCTTCAGCGTATCTGCAGCCACCTCAAGTGACAACAGCCACGATGGTGTCCCCTCTGTGAACGCACTCATGCAGTCAACTCCTTTATCCGTTTGATGTCGTCATAGTGTCTGTATTTGAAGTCATCGTGTATCAACATAGCGTGAGCATCAAGTTCCCTTGCATACTCCATCGTCTTAGCATAAGCATCAGGGTCTAATGCTATCACGATCTTGCTATGCTTGGTCAATGCGACCTTCTGCCGCGCAGATAGATTAGTCCCCAACAGCGCATAAGCTGTGACATTTTTGCAACACTTGTAGACTGTCACTGCACTGATGCAATCCTCTACAACAACAGCCGTGTCACCACTGCCTATGCTGTAGTAGTCTGCCGCACCCGTGTATCGCTTCCACTTAGGCTGTGTCTCCTTACGCAGCCCTCTGCCTACAGCATCAATCATCCTGCCGTTTGCATCACGGAGAGGAAACACAGCCCGCTGCTCAATGCTGTCATAGATCAGTGGCACATTCTCTAGCTGCCACCTTTCTATGAAATCCTTGATAGGCGGTGCAGTCAATTCATACACAAAGCCTGCTGGTAGTTCCATTACAGGTTGAGTAGGTGTGGACACTTGTGTTTCCTTTCGTTGACGCAAATAGTTCTGCATGTCTTCAGCCGTCATGCCTACACGGGTTGCACCTTTGATGACGCAGCCCAGCTTGTAGCAGTTGTAGACTATGACGCCATCTATGTTGCGAGCAGTGAAGGTATTCCTGCCACCACATGAGGGGCAGTCGCATCTAAGACTTTGACCATTTGGTAAATCTTTGATGTGATCAGGCAGTTGCATCATTGAACTCCTCAAAGCGGAATGACATGGCATTCACTGCGCCTTTGTAGGTGTTCACAAGATAAGGTGCAACTGATGCAGGAGAAGCATGGCCTGACACTTGCATGATCTGCGCTAGATCAGCGCCAGCTTCAACAAGTTCTGTGATGCCTGTTCTACGCAAGTCCCATGCCTGCAACTCCTTAGGCAGCCCAGCCTTCTCCTTAACCTCTCTGACAAGAGTAGAGATAGCAGTCTCAGCATAGGGCCTGTAGCCACCTGTTGCAGATGTCACATTGGGCACCACATACTTCTGAAAACTGAAGTCCTTGTGCTGCTGCTTCAGCATCTGAAAGAGGCTCTTCGTCATAGGTAGATACACTGTGGCACCCCGTTTAGATTGCGTGATGGTGACACGATTGTTGTCGAAGTCGATGGCATCCCATGTCAGCTTCCTGATGTCACCTACACGCTGGCACCACTCATAGCACATGTGAACGATGAGGCCAATGTTGCGATACTTGAAGTCGCTGTATGCTGTGGCAAGGAAGGCTTTGATATGATCCTGCGACCACTTGATCTTGCGTGGCTTAGATGACACAACACTGGTG